TACCAAGTGACCTTTTTGGTGTTGACCAATTCCATGAACGCGCGTGAGAGAGCGTCAACTTGGTCTTTGAATTTGCCGCTTGGGAACAGTTCGAGTTCATCCAGAAATTCCTTGTTCCATTCGCCTTTGACAATCTTGATATTGCCCGCCTCAGCCTGCGCTGACACTGGCTCGGCCCGTGTTTCTTTGTCACCGCTTTCTGGCGATGCCCGATAGTTGTAACCAGCGACGGCCGCAACCAGCTGTTGTGCCCATACCTTACCACCGGCGCCCGGATCCTGCGGAAGAGAACCCCTTACTTCGTGGCAATCCTGATCATCCTGAGAGGCTGTGTTCTTGATCAAAGTTGTGACACCCGCAGCGCCAAGCTGGCCCCTTGTAACGTGTTCGACGTAGTAGGTGCCGATCCCGTCGTATCCAAGCCTCACACCCGCTGTGAACGCCGCCTCTTTGGTTTTAGACGCGGCCAAGTCCCACCCGCGAACGCTCGTAAGACCCGCTGGGGCCGCGCTAACGACCTCAAACCATTCCCGCTTGAACGTACCACCACCACGAGGCGCTGGACGCTGCTGAAGCTGGCCTGCTGCGGCGTATGTCCCCTCTGGCGCGATCTCGTCCAGCGATTGCTTGGTGAACCGCTTAGGGTTCAATAATTCTCCGGCTGTTTTGCGCGGATCCACAAACCCGATACTGGACCGGATTGGATGCGGGTGCTTTGGATCGTATCTCGCTGGCAGGCATAGATGATCCCAGCCCGTTTCGTGGGCCAGTATGTGGCCTGTCAGATCACCTTCGTGCAATCTCTGCATGATGACGACAAAGGCACCATTTATTGCGTCGTTCAATCGGCTCTTGATCGTTTCGTCCCACCAATCAATGACGATCTTTCGCTTGACTGGATATCTCGCGTCGTCCGCAGAGATCGGATCATCGATCACAATAATGTCGCCGCCCTCACCTGTTGAGGATGCGCCGCCAACGGAGGTCACCAGACGTTCGCCACCGCCAAAAATGCCCCATCGCTTCGTTGTGTTATTGTTTGGATCGATCCGCGGCTCGAACCGGTCCTGATACCACTTTGACGAAAGCAGCCTGTTGGCCTTTTTGTTGTCCCGCTCAGAAAGCGATGATCTGTAAGTGGCGAACAAATACTGCCGCCACGGGTTCTCGATCCAGTCCCAGCTTTGCCAGAATACGTTGCATGTGAGCGACTTTGTGTGCCGCGGCGGGATATTGATGATCAACCTGCGGATATCGCCCCGACTGACCGCCTGAAGGTGATCGGAAATCGCGTCCATATGCCAGTTGCGGACTTGCGGACGGGATTCAACCTGCCCCCAAGCCATAGACGAAAACTCGCCCAAGCTGCGGGTGCCGATCTCCCGTTCGATATTGAGCAGGTCTGTTTCATTCAGCATCAGCCACGGCGTCCGGCTCCACCATCGCGGCGCGGAGCTTGAGAAGGGTTTCGGTATCGAGCTTTGATGGATCAAAACTGGACGTCATGATTGGTATCGGACCGCCCTTTGGACCGGAGAGGTGATGGCCCTCGATATAGCCGCGCTCTTTCCCTTGGGTCTTGAGGAAAAATATAGTGAAGGTGACGTTGCCCTTCTTGATACCGAGCAGGAGTTTGGACTCTGCCAGATCCAGCATGTCCTCCCTGATATCAACTTGAGCCTGTTTGATCTCAGGGTTTCGGTTGATGTAATTCCGGACGCACATGGGTGTGCACTTGAGCATCCGCGCGGCGCCCGAGACGATACCGGCTGCAGAATTCAGCGCCTTGATGATCTCTTCGTTGGTATATTCTGGTTTACGCATCGTCTTACCGCCTTCGGTTTTCTTTACATATCTGCAATTTGAGAGTTGCACTTATAGCGTTAACCGCTATCTATATTTCATATCGAAAGACAAACCCCTGACCTTATTGAACAAGGATCTAAGCAATGAAAAACCCACACGAGACTTTCTGCCTTGATAATGCCTCATCGTTCACCGCTGTTCGCGGCTTGGGTCGCAATCGCATCCGCACCGATCACCCCACAAAAGACGCCGCTATGACCGAAGCCAAGAAGTATGGCGACGGCCGCACCATGATTTATGCGATCACCGACCTCGGCAACAGCGCCCATATCTGCAACGCTTAGGGAACCGCTGGCCCCGTTACATTCCAAAATACAACGAGCCCGTCGCCGTGGCGGGCTTTACATATCTTCCAAGCCTTTGCGTCGTAGTGCGGGCAGCTTGGAAACGGCGGCTTATCCTTGAGCGCCTTTGAGAAATCAATCCCAGCTTTGTGTATCGTAGCGCCAGCAACGTCCGCAGAGGATAGCGTGCGGCCTACCTCGACAACATGCCTTCGTGCGTTTGGCCATGCCTTTGCGAGACCTCGCGCCAACACGCCGGAACCGCTGGCGCACCAAACCTCATCAGGATCCAAACCTGTCATCAGCGCGGCCTCAGAAATCTTATCGATTGCGGCAGGCAGGTTCACGCCGAAAGGTGCAAGAGTTGCGCCCGTCCTGTTGCAATACTCGCGTGCCCTTGCCTGAACAACTGTCAGATACCCATGCTTAACCTGCATGACCTTGGCCCCGACGCGCTTTGCCTCAAGTGACCTATCGTGCGCCTTCGCCCGCTTTGCCACGAATATCGTAGCCCGCTTGCCTAGTGCCGACGCTGTATGCGCAAGGGCCGTTTGTGCGCCGCCCTCGCAAGGGCTGGCATATACAACCTCATCGGCGTTCTCGAACAGAACAGGCAAGAAACGCGCCTTTGTGCCGCCCTTGAACAGATCATCACGGACAACGCTGATCCCGTTATGAACTTTGACGATCGGCGGTATCACAATTCCTCGCCGAGATCAGAGTGCTCAGTTTCCGGCTCTGGGATATGCACCTCGACTTCGCCACAGGCTTGCGTTGCTTTCTTGCCATCGCCCTTGACGAAAACAAGAACGTTCTGGTGCGTCTTGCCGAGCTTGCGACCTGTTGCGAATTGACGGCCTACCCTGATCGGCAATGATCCGACCGAAGTTACAAGGATCGCCTCGTTGTAGAAATGCAGGCCAGCAGCTTTGAACGCCTCGACCGTATCCCCAACAAAATTGTAATAGTTGCCCTTCTTGTCCCGCACATCACCAACCACGAAACAGGCGAACCGGTTATCCTTCAGCAAGCTGCACGCCTTGGCGATGATCTCGAAATAGGCGGGCTTGAAGTCCTCATATTTCAGAGTTGAGAGGTCATCAGGATCGTCGCTGTATACCTCAAGGTCTGCATACGGCGGGCAACTGAAAACAAAGTCGGCTTCCACGCCCGCGCAGATCCGGTCAATGTTGCGGCTGTCGCCAGTATGCCAGACGGGTGGCAGGTCAGCGCAAAGCGCATCACCTTGCAACCTGTTGGCATCAACCTGTTCTTCGCGCAACTCGACGCCGACATATTGACGGCCAAGGCGCGAGGCCACTACGCCGCGCACCGATCCACCTGCGAACGGGTCAAGAACCAATCCAGCCTTCGGGCTGAACCAGCTATAAGCCAACTCGCACAAAGTCGGGTCGAAAATTGACCCCCCCTCGTTGTTTCCTTTTCCTGCAAGATAATGACCTTCCGGCAGGTTTGCTGGCACGCTTGTCGGCTTTATGTCCCTGCCATTTTCGCTTTCAATACCTAAGCCAACCCACGCCCGCTTGCGGTTCTGCCACCAGCCCTCGCGGGCATTTAGCACAGAGAACGGCGCGATCCCGAACTTATCCGCAAGGCTTGCAGTCGATCCTTGGTTATCGCCTTCATTCGGCAGTGGTTCGTCCATCATCAAAGCGGACAACTCATCAGCGTCAAAGCCGATGAGCGACAGGTCAAAATCAAACTCGCCCAACTCGCCCAACTCGCCCTTGAGGATTTCGTCATCCCATCCCGCGTTCAACGTCAGCTTGTTGTCCGCGATTACATAGGCTTTCTTCTGCGCATCGGTCCAACCCTCGGCAACCATGCAAGGGACGTCTTCAATCCCAAGCTTCTGCGCCGCAAAAATTCTCCCGTGGCCAGCTATCAATCCACCATCGGGATCGATCAGGACCGGAACCGTCCAGCCCCACTCCTTGATGCTCGCTGCGATCTGCCCGACCTGCTCGTCGCTGTGCGTCCGGCTGTTGCGGGCATATGGAATGAGGTCAGCTACCTTGCGGCGCTCGACTTTATCGGCTGGCCACTGGTTCATGAGGCTGGTTTCCTTTTAGTGAGCAACGACCGAAACAACGGAAATGCTCAGATCGTCGGGGTTTGATATCATTTGACGCTATAAAGTAGCATTATTCGCTTTACAGCTGCGCCTGCAATCGCTATCTGTGGTTTGTAAGGCAATGAAGCCTATCCGAACAAAGGAACAAACCAATGAAAACCGAAATCACCATCCGCTTTAACGACGCAGCGACAGCGAACCGCTTTACCGATACGATCCTGATCGAAGCAGAACGCCAAACCATCAGCTGGCTGTGCGGCGGGTTTTACTTTACCACCGAGCGCGACGCTTTCGCCTTCATGGCCGATATCGCATCCGAAGGGTTTTGCCTCAACGACTTCGACAGCATCGAATTTAAAAACGCCTAAACCCAAATCAGAAGGATCAAGACCATGCACATCGCAACAGTCACAGCATATGAAGCCAAAGACGGCACATTCAGCATCGCAATGCGTAACGAAGTGAGCGGCGAGATTGTGCGTGCCTATGGTTACGCTGATCTTTCTTCATCCACCTACGCCGCAAAGATGCTGGCATGGGATGCGCTTGGCCTTGTCAAATATGCAAAACTAAACCGCAAAGGCGAATATCTCGCCAATGTCTGGAAGCAGTAAGTGCTGATGTGTTTGGATTTGTTCGGGACACATAGTGTCTTCGGCACCATGTCAACAGCAATGGGTTGTGTCAATACAAACGTGAAAGCCATAGATGTAGCGAATAACTGCATTTTTTTTCGATTTAGGTTGCAATAGGTATCTAAACTCGCTACCTATGACATATCGGGCAATGAAGCCTAGCTGATCTGGGAGATCAAAATGTCCTACGAAATAAAAGTCAAAACAATGCGCGGATTTAAGGTCAAGCACACAGTCGACACTGTGGGGGAAGCCGCAAAGATTGTGCGCGACTATTCAAACGATGGCATCCGCGCTATTGCTGCCCCCACCAACGGGCAATGAAGCCCACCGAACTTGGAGATATTAAATGGCAAACTCATATGAAACCGAAACATGCACCCGCTGCTCAGGTGGTGGTCACTATTCCTACAACCAGATGACCGGATCCATCTGCTTCAAGTGCGGCGGCAATGGCCTTCAATTCACCAAGCGCGGCAAGGCGACGCTAATGTTTGCCGAGTCCATCATGGCGGTCCTTGGATCTGACATCAAAGTTGGCGACGTTATTCGGATCGGAAACAAAGGCCAGATCACAGTCCAGTCACTTGAGTTGGTTGACGGGATGCGGTTCAGATCAGGGCCGGACGCCGAATGGAAAACCCTCTTGAGAGTGGTTGCCACTGGGCCGAACTTCTCGCGCGAATTTGACGCAGGAGCGACCTACAAGCGCCTACTGACTGCGGAGGAAGCCCAGCAGGTCAGTGATTATCAAGACAATCTGACAAAGGCGGGCAAGCCGCGCAAGACACCGGCCTGAACCCACCCCATCAACCAAGGGGGCTGCGGCCCCCCCACAACCGGAGACCACCACAATGACCGCACTTGAAATTATCCGCGACCTCAAGAAAAATCGCAAAAACGTTTTGTGGATCAACGAGGATCGCCGCGAGGCTGCCCACCTTACCTTTGCAGGCGGTCGGTCAATCACTGTCAGCTTTGGTGCGGCAATGATTGCCAAGAGTGACCCCGCAATCAATGTTCACGGAATTCAAGACGGCACGATTTACGCCGCAATTTAAGCAACAGGCGGCGGCGTAAAGCCCTGCCCACCAACGCAAACACAGGAGACCATCATGACCCGAAAATAGTTGCCGCTTAAAAAAACGGCCGCGCAAATGGGTTACACAATATCAGGGAAAGCCACCGGAGTAAGGCTTGACGGCAGGGAGAGCACCGCACCACGCAACACATCAGAAAGGCCAAAACCATGAACGTAGCAGTCTTAGTTATCATCCTTCACGGGCAAGTCACATGCGCCCCACAGATCAGAGACGTCGACCTGATTCCAGAAACCGCAGACGCTTACTGCATTATGCCAGATCGGGCACCTTTGACCTCACCCCGCCCAGTGGCTCGGCCGGAAATTGGAAGTGAAACCCCATAATGCTTACCATACATCACCACGCGTTCCACGAAGGCCACAAAGCCGCATCTAATGGGTGCGGGATCGAGGCCAACCCTTACTGGACCGCTGACGGTAAAGTGTCAGCTGGCCAACGTGAGCAAGCAGATCAATGGAAAGCAGGTTGGCAGGATTATCGCGCTACTGGCAACCCGACAAACAAAGACGCGATGAAGGCGCTTCAGACGCTTCATCTGTACTACTCGAAACCCGCAATGACTGTCCCCGCCGCGATGCACGCCATCCTTGGCAAGAGCTTCGCAGACGCAATCGCAACCGACCCATTTAAGGATTGAGCCATGCCAAATGATCTCCCAAAATATGACAGCCTTCCGCCACTCAGCCCAGCGCACAAGCCAAGCGCAAACCTTGTAGATCGCCAAGACGCAGCATGGGCCAAGATGCTCAAGCCAATTGATACAAAGCGCGTAAGTTGCTGCGAGTACCTTGGCCTTACTGCTGATAAAATAGACGCCTTGTCGCCTCACAAGCCAACGCCGACAATCTCGCAAATGTCAGACCTGCACGAGCGCCAAGTATTCGCAGACAGCGCCGAACGCTTGATCAACAAAGCCTTGGCTTTTTTCCTGACCGTCTTGGCCGTCCTGTTTGTCGGCGGGATGATCTACCGCAGATTTGTGTGGGGGCATTGATATGACCGACGCACCAGAAACAATATGGGCCGGACCCTCAGAAGACGATAAGGGCGTCTTTTGGGACGTAGGGCATTGGGATGCAGATTTTGACAAAGACTGCATTGAATACACCCGCACCGACAAAGCCCAAGCGCAGGTTGAAGGCTTCCAAGAACGCATTTCAGAGCTTGTAGCCTTATTGGATCAACAGCTTGGCACGCCTTGCGAAGCGATACGCCACGCGCAGGAAATAGAGGAATCCCAAGCGCGGATTGCTGAATTTAAGGTAACGCTGGAATGGTACGCTGCGCACGTTGCAGACTGCCGCAAGCTAGGTCGCGATGGTGACGTAGCACGCGGGAAGCTGGACCGCGACGGCGGCACTAAAGCCCGCGAAGCCCTGAAGGTGACATCATGAGTATGCGTGACAAGATTGCCAAGATTATTTGGGACTATGGCATTCATGAGAACTACCACCAAGCAGCAGCCGCCGCTATCCTAGCCGCCCTGCCTGACATGATTGCGCCGCTGGTTTGGGTGACGTCTAAAAATGGCAACGCCCTCAAAACAAAGATGAGTCTTGGTATCCAATACAGGATGCAAGTGGCCCTGTCGGGTCGCGTGATGTGGAGCGTGAATACTGTTAAGGGGTGGCACAATGCAGCGGACAAGTTTGAAGCAGCGGACCACATCGACGCCCACCACCGCAACGCTATCATGGCAGAACTAACGGGGGTGGCATCATGACCGAGAACCCTTGGAACGTTGCATCCCAGCGAGATACCACCGACCTGACAGATGCCAAACTGGCCGCCCGTCGCTGCATCGACACATACTTCAGGCGTCGCGGCCAGATTATCGGCAGCACCGCTCAGTCCCTATTTGTAGCCGGTGGCCCAGAGCTTTTCGACTGGATCTCCAAGCAAACGCCTAAAGGATCGACTATCTCAGAGACCCTTGCCGCGATTGCTCTGGATGAAATGCGGAAGGAAAGCGACAAGGCCGATGCAACAAAAACTCAATCTGACCGTTGATTATATTTGCCATAAATAGCGATATTTGATATAGATTGATTATCGGGCAACGCAGCCCATCAAATTGGAGACATCTAATGAACGCACAAACCAAAATTGACCCGAAAACGCAGGTTGCCACCCGCCTTCAAATCTCGGAGCTTTGCAAGTTCCGCGGCGAGGCTTTGGAGAAAATGCGCGAGAGTGCCGTTGCTCTGGACGCGGCATATGCGATCGGTGAAGAGGCATCAGCCAAGGCGAGGCGGGCCACAATGGGTCGCGGGATCGGCGGGGCCCTGTACGCCTCAGAGCACGACACAGCCTATGGTGCGCTTTTCAAGAGCAGCAAGTTTGACGTCGAGGCCAGCATGGAGAGTTACCGCAAAAATCTGGACCGTGGCGTCTGGACCCAGCTGCTCGAAACCACCGGCATCCAGACGATGATGGACGCAACGGCGCTGAAGGAATTGCGGGCGTCCATCAGTGACGATGTTCCAGAGGCTTCAGAGGCAAACGTCAGGGCGACAATCGAGACGCTTTTTGCCGACGCCGATATGATCTTCAGTCGCGGTCTTGTGAATTGCTTTGCCAAACTGGACCGGCGCTTCAAGAGCCACGACGGCTTCAAGATCGGCGGCCGCATCATTATCGACCGCGCCTTCAGTGAAATGTTCGGCAGCACCAACTACGGATCCACTTGGGACACGATTGCAGATGTCGAGCGGGTGCTTGCCGTGCTGGACGATAAAAACCCTGAAGGCAGCTCAGTGCTGCGGGCCAAGGTCGACGCTGACCGGACAAAGAATTACGGCCCCATGCAGTCGAAAACTGAGACGGACTATTTCAGAATCGACGGCTTCAAAAACGGCAACGCGCACCTTTGGTTCACTCGTGACGATCTTGTCAAAAAGGCCAACCAAATCCTCGGCGATCACTATGGCGAAGTGCTGCCAGACGCCTATCAGGGCGGCGATGACAGCGACCTGTTCAATAAGTCCAACGTGCCGGCCAAGGATCTGCAGTTCTACCCGACACCATCGCCCGCGGTTAATGTCTTGCTGGACCGGCTCCACCTGTCGGAAGGCGCGAAAGTTCTGGAACCTTCAGCCGGTCAGGGGGCTATTGTCTTAGAAGCCGCACGCCTCGGCGCCAAAGTGACCGCAATCGAGATCAACCCCGATCACTGCGCGGTGCTCAAGAGCAGGGCGTCACAGATGGCGGGCAACGGGTCCATACGCTTGAAACAAGCCAATTTCCTTGCTGTCACGCCATCCCCCACATTCGACTTTGTTCTGATGAACCCGCCCTTCTATGGCACGCACTACATGGACCACGTAAAGCACGCATTCGAGTTCCTGAGCGATGGCGGCATGCTGAGGGCGATCCTGCCAGCATCGGCAGAGGTCAACGAGAGCCGCAAGCACAGCGCCTTCCGCAAGTGGGCGATGGAGCATAATGATCTGGGCTGGGCTGGGCCATTCCGCGACCTTCCTGCCGAAAGCTTCAAGGATAGCGGCACGATGATCCAGACGGTTGTGCTGCACCTTCGTAAGCGTCGTTAAAAAAAATGCAGTGCAATGTCGATTTGCACTGTACGCCAGATATCATTTAACGCTATGAATAGTTATCGGGCAATGAAGCCCACCAACATTGGAGACTACAAAATGTCAGTTTACACCCACAAAACCCGCGACACACACGAGCCTTGCACCTTCGTCAAAATGATTGTGACCGATGCGCCGCTCGAAGATCTGAACCTGTCGGATGACTGGTTCGAAATTGATCCACAAGAGGTTGCCGACATCGAGGCGCTGACCGGCATGGATTACGCGGATGCCGATGGCTACGCGCATGTGATGACAGAATTTACAAACGGCGGCGATAAAGTCCGCAAATATGGGAGGCTCTAATGAGCATTACATTCGAACAGTTTCTACTCAGCAAGCACATCGGCAAAGCCAACATTTACTACTGCGGCGGGGCCTTGGTGATATTCAAGCCAGCCGCCAACGAGGGTGATTTTCAGTACGCGCTTGAGTCAGATGGCATCATGGTCATGATCGACCAGCTGCACGTCTTGGAGCGACGCCTATATGACGACCTTGGGTTTGAATATGATCCGTCTACTTTCGGCGTCTTTGATCCAGAGCAGCAATATGCAGGTCGAGGCACCCACGCTGGCATGATTGCTCTGCTCGGTGATTATTGCAATTTCTACGGCATCACCGCGCGATCAGCAAACGAGCTGGCTGACGAACCGGCGCTGCACGAATGGCACCATGTCTGGTTCCAAAACTTCGTGACGGTCTGGCATAACATTCCAGCGGTTGAGATCGTGGCAAAGCCATACAAATGGGTCTGCGGCAGGTGTGGCAAACAGTCGATATACTGGGAGGCCTCAGCCTACTGGGACACCGAAACGCAGAAGCTCAAAATGAGTGATGGATTTAATGAATGGCACCAGAATTTCTGCGGCGACTGCGGCGCTGGTGGTGAAGCCAAGAAAGTGGAGATTTAGAAATGCCAAAATTTGAAGTGCAAGTGGGTCGCGATGCTCGTGTTTATTACACGGCGACGATTGAAGCCGAGAGCTTGGAAGCAGCAAAAGCCTTGAACGGACGTCACGGGTTTGACGCGCCAAAAGGCACCGTATGGAACAAAGATGGATTGGATGAATTCGACAACGTGGAGACTGTCAACATTTACGATCCAGACACAGCTGAAATGTTCGCGACGTACACCAGTGGCGATGGTTGGGAGGAATAAAATGACCAATGAAACCGAGCAGAGATTGAAGCAGCTAAAATTGGAGCGTGAAAGCTACCATTGGCGCTGGAAGCAACTGAACCCCAGATCAAGACGCGCCATTGCATTGAGCACGCTTGTGCGGGACCGGACGGCTCAAATCTTAAAGCTTGGAAGTCCTAACCTAGCGTTGCCAAAATCATGACTGAGTTTGCCCCACATGGCGGGTCTTACGACAGCGGCCACCCTTGGTATTACAAGCTGGGTGGCCGAATCCTAACGCCGGAAGAGATCATCGATCAGGCTCGGAACGATCTGGCCAAGCGTCACTTCGTCCAGCAGTACGCCAAGTTTGACCGGATGGACGAGCCGAGGCGGTCCATTGAAATTGCAGAAACGATCAAGTCGATTGAATACGTCATGCAGGCTTATATCGCTCGATATCTGGAATGCGTGGCCGAGATCAAAACGCTGCGAACTGTCTTCGGCCCGTGGCCATTCGATCAGGTCAAAGAGACCTACAACGAGCCCAACACAGCGATTAGCTTGAGGCACAACCACATCAGCTACGCGGCCGCGCAGATCAAGGCTCTCAGGTCATTTCAGACGCAGGGCGATCTTTTTGGATGAAGTGTCGATTTTCACTTTACAGCGATAGCCATAAACGCTACAAATAGTTTAAGGGCAATGAAGCCCAACCGATCAGGAGATTAAAAATGAAACCGACAATCGTAAGCGTAGAATACTCCGAAGCTGGCGGCGCCCTTACATCGGGAGCCGTCATGGACTTCACAGCATTCGAGGCCGAGGCCCTGAAGGCCGCTCTGGGCCACAAAGGCGGGGGCTACCTCAAGACGGGAGTGTCTGTCCACTTTGATACCGGCGACACCTACGCATGCCGGTTGGATCTCGGTGACGAAGAATCGGGCTTTGCTGACGGCATGCGCAACCGGATCAAATTCCACGAAAGCGTTGTTGGCCAGCAGAAGTTATTTGAGGCTCCGAAACTGATACGCGAAGGCCAAGAAGAGCTGTACGCCCTATGGATCCAGATGGACTTTTCACCGGACATGGCGTGGTGCACTTGGGAGATCCAAGGCCTTCGCCAGCCGGTCGACACCATCTTTTGCACCGCAACAACCCGCCACTAGGAGAGAGCCAATGCCAAAATTCAACCGCACCGCCACTGTCGAATTCGCGATCTTAGGATCTGAGCAGAACGTCACCGTCAGCAACCTGCCCTACGTCTGGGATAGCGACGAGGGCCCGCACATCGATCAGCAGGCAGTCTTCGATGCTATCGCCTACCTGCGCGATCTGGGCGTCGAGGGAGGGCTTGGCACGGTCTCAGTTTTGACCAGCAGTCGTTAAAAATTGTCTCGCATGTCGTTTTTCTCTGTACAACAATATCCATAAACGCTACAAATAGTTTAAGGGCAACGAAGCCCCAACTGATCAGGAGATCAAAATGACAAACGTAGCAAAATTCAAACTCGGCGCACTGCTTCACAGCTTCCCAGCTTGGGACATCTACGAAGCCAAGCCGCGCCTACACGTTTACCTTCTTGTTTCGCGACCAATATTCATGGCTGGCGATGTCGTTGGCATCCCTTACGAGACAGCGCGACACGGCACCCTGCACCACTGGTTTAGTTTCAACTCGGTCGTCAGCTATGCCTTGGAGTATCGCGAGGATCCGATCGCTGCGTACAGCAAAGCCTTGGAGCGCGGCCACCCAACCCACTGGGTCAACACCATACCGACAGTTTTGACCAGCGACACGCAGGACAAAGAAAACCGCGTTTCGGTTAACTGGGGTGATGAAGTGATCTTTGAAGGCAAGCTCTTCAAAATCGCCAAAGCCCCGAACGATAACGCCACCCTAATTGGAGCAATCTATGACTGACAGACGCACAATCATGAACGAAATCACGGCCGATCCGGTCGCCGCCTTTATCGAGCACGGCGGCGGCGATGACGACACGGCGCTGCAGGAATTGCCAAACCATATGAGAGGGGGAATCGTGAGGTATGTCTTGCTTGGCATCCCGACCGGATCTTTTCTGAAGGCCGTTTTTAGCTTCGACGATGAATTTGCGGCGCACAAGGCCGGTTCCAGAAACCTACCGCACCTTGATGCCTTCTTTGAATTTGTGGAAAACGAATGCCCCGCGGACTGCCAAGGATCTGCCGATGTGGTCGGCAAGTGGAGCAATCAAAACGGGCTTCTGCAGTTGGAGCAAAGCGATGACTGATCAGCGCAAAAATATCGGGGACAAAGTTAAGCCGACAACTCCGCCCCCCCCCACAACACCCAACCACCCACAAAACAGCTTAAACGCAACACAAGCCCCGATTTGGCGGCGCAGGAGTTAAAATATGACCAACGACACATCAACGCCGGAAGGCTTTCGACAGGCGCGGGAGGATTTGGGTCTTTCAGTCGCCCAAGTCGCCCGCTTACTTCAAACCAACGAACGCACAGTGAAGCGATGGGAGTCATCTGATGACCGGATGGTGCACCCGACTGCCGCGATGGTGATGGACTGGTTTGCAGGCGGCTTCCGCCCACCAGAATGGCCGGAGAAAATGACTGGAAACGAAATGCTTGATATCCGCTGCGGCATGATGATGTCAGTCAGCCAGATGGGCGAACTTCTGGACGTCGAAGATGACACGATCCTGAAATGGGAAAGCGATAACCGAGGCCCACCCGCTATAGTTCAGCAGGCCTTGACTTGGCTGCAATCCGGTGACGTTCCAGCGGGCTTATACTAGCCAAGGGCGAGGATCTGGAAGCAGACTTGGATTGAAAAATGATCTTCGCTTGATTAGGGAAGCATTTGGCGCTATCCCTAAATAAATGGGGTCGGAGCGTTGACGCGCTACCGACCCCGATTGAAACCTTGATGCGACCAAGAGGACAACCATGAACTCAGTTCTTAAACAAATAATCTCTCTGCATCAAGCGTGGCATGCTCAGTTATGAGTATTGTCCACATCGCCTTTTATCCATCTGATTGGCTTGCTGGAACTCGTGGCCTGTCTGATGTTGAAACCGGCGTCTATATCACCCTGATCTGCAAGATGTACGAAATGGCCGGACCCATCGAACGTGATGACGATCGATTGTGGCGGGTCTGCGGATGCAAGAGCAAAGCCGCCTACCTAAAGTCGTTTGATTACCTTGTTTCTCAAGGCATGGTTGTCCAAGTCGGGAGATTACTATCCTCAGATCGTTTGCGTAAGAGATGGCTTTCTTTTGACAGAGCGCAGATCCAGCGTCCAAGTTTGCCAGAAAGCGTTCGAGCATATGTAATTAATCGTGACGAAAAGTGTTGTCGATACTGTGGCAGTAATACTGGGCCTTTTGAGATCGATCACGTCTTCCCTTGGTCTCGGGGTGGATCAGATACTCCGGAAAATCTTGTTGTGGCTTGCCAGACTTGCAACCGAAGTAAGGGTTCGAAGCTCCTGTCGGAATGGTTGGAGGTGATGAATTGAAACGCGTTTGGTACAAGCACTTCCCATCTGATTGGCGGTCAGACGTTCTGCTAAGGCAAGTGTCACGCGCTGCCCGATCGTTCTGGCTGGATTGCATCGGCCTGATGTACGAAGGCAATTCTCACAGGCTGGAAATTGGCGGCGAGCCGATGTCAGTTCAGCAAATATCTGCAGCTCTCGGAGACAACCCAAGAACGGTAAGAAAGCTCTTGGCTGAGTTGACTGACATGGGGGTATGCACCGTCGATGATGATGGTTTCGTCACTTCTAGACGCATATCTCGCGAGTTTGAAAAGGCTGAAAAAGACCAAACAAATGGTCGAAAGGGTGGCAATCCAGCTTTAATAATAAAGGAAAATGACAAAAGCAGGGTTAACCCCCCCCTTAAAGCCCAGAACCAAGAACCAGAACCAGAAGAAGAGAAGAAAGCTTATGCACCGTTGGCTGAAGCCAAAGGTGCCGACGAAGCTCCTGCCGATATCCCTTCAAAGCCGAAGAAAACCCCAAGCCGTGGAACCCGTCTAAGCGCAGAATGGTATTTGCCAAAAGCGTGGGGTGACTGGGCTTTGGATGCTGGGGCATCAATGGAAATGGTCAGGCTCGAATCTGATGTTTTCAAAGATCACTGGCTTGCGAAATCTGGAAAAGATGGAACGAAAGCCGACTGGCTTGCGACTTGGCGGAATTGGATCCGCCGAGCAATCGAACGAAATGGAGGAACCACAAATGGATCGAATTCCCGTAACTCAACTGAGCGCTCTGAGCGAATACTCGGAGCAGCAGCGGCAGGCACAACTGCCAAAGAATGGGGGTGATCTATGACAAGCCTCATCCCAACTTCAGGCTTTGGCGCATTGTCCGAACAGCAGCAGGCGGATCATCGTCTGAAGGTCGGCATTCGGGTCAGGGCGATACTCTCAGGGTTCTGGGTGGATCACGACACCATTGACGCTCAACAGGCGATGGAAGTCGAAGGCTGGGTCGATGTCCTTGAGCAATGCTCTCACTCGGAGATCCGGTATGCGTGGCGGGATTACCAGACAGACCGCAAGAACCGCACTGAGCGCGGTCGACTTGCCAAGCCAGATGCCGGCGCCCTGTTCCGCATAATTCTGTCCAAGCGGACGCAAGCCCCAAGTCAGAAGGCCGTCGAAAAGCGCGAGACGATTGCTGAGGATCGAGTGGATCGAGCGCGGGCCCAGCAGATATTGGACGAGAAAGGATTTAACAGTTTCAGCGGTTTCGGCACGGTCCCTGTAAAGGGCTTTCCGAGATCGCCAATCACACCGAAGTCACACCTGAAGGGGGAAGAATAGATGATTACGAAAGAAGGCGCTTCAAGAGCCGGTTTGACACTGCGCGAGGCGTGCGCCGTTGCTTGGTGTGCGAAGGCAATGGGTGATCTTATAGATCATCCCAAGGCGGTTGCGATGGGTGCGGATGAGCTTGCAAAATGGCTAACAGCACCAACGGAGGGCGAATAAATGCACGCATCCATGTTTCCAAAAACAATCGCCAAGCCGTTTGACATGCCATTCCGCGCCTCGCTGATCGAGGATTTGGTTGGCAAAGCAATCCGAAAATCCGTGCGCAATGAGGCTTCGAAAAATGCCGACGGCATGCAGCACCGAAGATACATCAGTGCGGAAGCCCTTCAAGCACGTCGCGCAAATGTCCTCAGCGTTTTGCGTGATTTAGGCCGATCGTTCCCGAAAGATGTCTCTGATCAAATCCCAAAGGAAAAGCTGGAAGTTGTGTATAACGATATCCTCCTGCACTTCAAAAAGGGTATCGTGAATCGGGAGAAGATGTCGCGCTCAGATGGAGGCATTGCGTATATTTACTGGGCCATTGATGAACGGGAATGATCTTTTCATCTGCGAAGCTTGCGGCGGGGTCGAGCCTGACACATGCCCCAAGTGCCCGCAGGTGGAAAAGCCTACCGGCGTGACGGTAGCGGCGATCAAAAAACACCTTGAGGCCGCTACCAATCGAACAGCCATTGAGACAACGCGAACGCATTACGCCCGCCACGTCGCCACACTGCGCAAGAAGGGCGGCGAGGCAAAGACAATGGCCATCCAGATCGATGGGCTGGTTTTATATCTCAGGAATGGAGTTTTGAAATGAAGTGGAACGGTGAAACTGAAAGTCAGTGGTTGGACCGATACAGTAAGGGGTTGCAGTGCTGGGCGTACTTTCCAAGGCAAATGAACTGCGGAACATGGGTATGGTGGGAGTATTACTGGTCTGGCCTACACAGTGGCGTGAACAACAAAAAATGGTGGGTCAGCGCGTTAAGACGTGAAGACTGTTTGCAAAAAGGCCCAACCACACCACCGCCGCCGAAGCGTTAAACGAGAATGGAGCCAAGAGAATGACCAATAGCAAGCGCAAGATGTCGATCCGCATGGCTCTGGAATGGGCGTTTATGACTGAGTATGTCCAGCTCGACCTTGGCGACGGCACGCCGCGGCCCGCTGTTGGTGTAGACACGCTTTACAAGCTGATCAAGCGCAATGAGCTGGGGTTTGTCAGGATCGAAGGGGGCGGCAAGAGTGAGGCCCACGATGACGCTGATCTAATATCGGTATCACTGACAAAGCTGGCCTTGACCCACCAAAGCCGAAATCTGGCGCTTATGGTTGCAGATTGCGCCCGCTTTGGTCGTGCGGTTGATTGGATGGAAGGCGCAGCGCCGAAAATAGAACCAGCCGAGTGGAAGGTGCGGCGCGGATACTCGAAACAGGATATGGCCAAAGAAGCCGTTTTGCGCCGGTACGTTGTCGAGAAGAAAATCCCGCATCCAAGAAACCCTGAAAAGTCATTTACGAGCCGGTCAAGAATTGAGGAATCGTGGTGCCCGTGTATCTGGACCACAACGCTGCAAGAGATTGAAACAGCTCGGGCTGATTATGTGAAATGGATTGCCGCGCTGAAGTGGTTGCGTGATGACCTGATCAACGGCGGCGAGCTTGAAACGATTGAGCTGACAAAGCGCCTTCCGGATCCACGCCCTTGGCGGGTATCAACTCGACGTTTATCTCCGGACTTCGCGTCCAAGTAAATCGTCGGGCCCCGCGATGCCGTACAGTCTGAATCTGGCCAAATGCCATACGGCGGCAGCATCGCTCTGCTCAAAGTCCGCAACAGTCCAGCCGTAAGATTGGCATCGATCAAACACAGCAGGCTTGGCCAGCGCTGATTTCATCGTGCCGTTCCCGATCATATGCTTCCGGATCTCCTGCACCGTGTATTCGACAATTTTGACTTTGCGCATATGGGCAACCCCAAAGATGCAGCCACGATATCCGAACGCCTGCTCGACCCTTGCGGCCTTGCCAACCACGCCAGCCGCAATGGGCTGCTCGATCACAATCGCATCCGGCTCGTGGTCCGTGATCAGCTTATTGATGACGCGGAGTAGCTGGCAGAATTTAGACGATTGCTGCCCGCCGACATCGCCAAGAATCTCGGTGTGACAAGAGGGCGCCCCCTGAGCATGGCCAATAGCCACACCCATAAGGCGCCCCATATCTAAAGCGATAATTTTCACGCTTATTTCGTTTCGTCGGCGTTGAAGTCGATCTCGGACTGCTCATCGATCCAAATCTTGCTGTCCATCACTTCCAAAAGCGGGTTCAGCGAACGCAAGACGTCTTGCCGCTGAGTGATGTTCATTGCGTGAAGCTGCCGGATAATCGCCACCGATTTCGGGTGAAGTCCGCTGTTGTCGAGGTAGTTTTTCAAGCGCGAACGCAGCGTTCCGTTTGCCGATGCCGTCGCCTTTGCTTTGTCGGTCATATCAGTCAGGAACTCCATCAGATCATCGAAGTTGACCTCTACTGTGGAGTTGCTGCCCGTGACTGCGGCTTTGACTGGGAATTTTTCTGCTTCAGTTTTTGGTGCTTTGGCCATTGGTTTGATCCTTGTTAATCGGCTTCAGGAAAGAAGTGGTCGGGAGTTAGGGACATGCCGTTAAGACGGGCATGCGCGACAAGGGACATGGCGTGCTTCATCGGGATAACGCCGTCAGATCCACCGCGCTCCTTTGGCCAAGTCCACTTGTTAATCTGGGAGATATGAACCCCCGCAATCTCAGAGACAGCACGGGTGCCGCCCATTGCTTCGATAATGTCTATTGCTGGCTGCATGGTTTCGCCTTTTGGTTTGGTTGAGATACGAAACCGCTATCAGAAAGCGATACTATCGCACAAGTCATATTTCGCTATCCGGCCAGCCGCGCCCACAAGATGTAGCAAATAACGCTGTTCTTTTTTCTTGATACGCGTAGCGAAACTTGATAGAACAGATGGAGAAACCAGAAAGGCAAACCGCCATGAAGCAAGACTTTGAAATCAGAACGCTGGCCAAGGGTGAGAAGATCACCGAGGCTGGGTTCTACAACATTCCGATGCACGTCCACCACAACCAGCCGTGTGAATCGTACTCAGTTACCAGCTCAGTGCTGCGTATGTGCGAAAAGGGAACGCCAGCCGATGTCTGGGCACACCATCCTGACAATCCAGACCGCGAAGAAGGCGGCGACAGCACGGCGATGAAGATGGGCCGCGTTATGGCCGCGTTTATCGAAGACGGGCTGGCTGGCCTGAATGCTCAATGCTTCATCTTACCAACACCCAAGCCCAATAAGCCAACAGATGCGCAGATGGCAAAGTACATGATTGGTGAGGGCACAGACGCCGGAATCAAGTCCGTGGAATACTGGGCCAAGATGGACGCCGACCCACGCGATCAAATCACGCAAGAGCAATTCGATCTAATCGTAAAGATGGGCAAGGTTCTGGCCAAGGATCCGGCAGCCTGCGCGGCGCTGGGCGGCATGCCAGAAATCACAATGGCTTGGCAGGACGAACGCACCGGAATTTGGTGCCTTGCGCGTCCCGACCAGATCTCATTCAGCGGCATGGTCTCAGACTACAAAAAGATTGCCACACGAGGCGGATATCTGAACGGCTGGGTGATCGACCGCCGTATCGAAGAGTATGGCTATGACATGCAGATGGCCTTTGCATGTGAGGGCTTTGAACAGCTGACAGGCAACTTCCCAGATCAGGTTGGCTTAATATTTCAGTGGGAGAAAGCCCCGCACCACGTAATCCTGCGCGAGATCGATGAGGAAGAACTGGCGATTGCCAAGTTTATGAATGACCGATCATTGACCAGAATTGCAGAGTGCACGGTGTCCGGACATTGGGACGGGCCGTGCGAAACTGTTGGCCGGTTCATTAGGAACGAAAAGAGTCGAGAACGCTTGTTAAATGAAATGCAAATAGCCGGAGTGGCACCATGACCAATACAGACAACACACAGCTTGCGATGACAGATCAAGACAACATTCAACCCCGCGAAGTTGGCGACCCCGTGCCGGATCTGAACACGCTTGATACCAATTCCACGTACAGCTTTGACGACCTGCCCGCCGCAGTGGAATTCGCGAAGGTTATGGCTCAGGCCGGTCCGATGATACCGGTCCATTGTCAGCGTCAGGCGGGCGTATGTCTGGCTATCTTGTACCGCGCAAAGCACTGGGGTCTGGATCCGTTTGCGCTGGCTCAGGAGAGCTATCAGGTAAAGACCGGTGCGCCAGTGGCGTATATGTCGTCAGTGTTTTCGGCCCTGCTCATAAAGAACGGGATTGCCCTAAAATACGACTACACCGGCGAGACCCATTTTACCGCCGCGGCAGCCCAGAGCGCTAAGGGCAACAAGGTTGCTGACCAGACCGCTGCAGGCACGCGGCAATGCACGGTGACGGGTCAGGTGAACGACGAGGATCGATCCTACACCACGCCGATGCTCAAGGACATCAAGGTCAAGAACAGCCCGCTATGGCACAATGATCCAGACCAGCAGCTTGGATACTATGCAGCCCGATCATGGGCCCGTCGATATCGCCCCGATCTGATGATGGGCGTTTTGACCGTTGAGGACGTCCAAGACAATCCACGCATGCGCAACGTCACGCCACGCGATGAAGCGAAGGGCGGGTTTTCAAAGATGATCGCCAAAGCCCGCGAGGACCGCAGTGCGCCGGATCAATCCGAAACGCTGGGCGATAATCAGGAATCGGATCAGGCGACCAGTGAGGAAGCCGATAAGGATCCGGAGATCAATCCAGATCACCCCGCGTTCAAGCTGGGCTTTGACGCGGCTGCAGCCGACCTTGGCGCCGGTGAGTGTCCGTTCCGAGAGAATCCCGACAGCGCTCGGCACTGGCTGGCGGGCTGGGAGTCTCACCCCGTACCAGATCAAGAAGAAAGTGAGGTAAGTTGATGAGAAGCCTTTTTGACGCAATCAAACATCCTAAAAATATGAAGATGACGCCAGCAAGAAAGGCGGCGTTGCAGCAGGGTTTTTCTGATGGCGGGGAGCTGATAATTGGCGGGTCAGACCAGACAGTGCCAAGGCCGCGCCAAGACGTCATTGACGCGCTTTTGGCGATGGGATTTCTGAGACCCCCTGTTGGATCGTCCTATGATTGTTACAAGTTTACCGAAAAGGCATTTGCTTACTCCAGAGAGCCAAGACAGAGCGCGATGCTGATGACTTACAACCCATTAAAGAAGAGGGCGAATAGATGGCAAAGCTACAGATAGACGGGAAAGACATTGCCGACATCGATGAAGAATATGCGATCGAAGTGGTGAAGTTCTTTGCTGAGGTCAAAGCTCAAGTTGTTAATTTGGAAATACAGCTAAACGCTCCACCCCAGCCAATGCCCCAACTGCACGCCCCCTACCCTTGGCAGCAACCCTATGAAGTAGGCGCGGCGATTCTCGGCATTCAATGGCAAAGAGAAAGAAGCGAGGGCGAGTAGATGAAGTGGGATAACCCAGAACTGTATGCCCGCGCAAAGATTTGTGGCCAGAACGGGCATAGTCAGGGGGTAATCGATCAGTTCAATAAGATGACCAAGAAGGACGCTGATCAGTTTGCAGAGATTTTAACCTTAGCAAGAGAGCTTCGGGCCAAAAAAGAAGGCAAATAGCATGAGCCGCCCGACATACGAAACCGAAAAGGATCGCGAGAAAGAGCAGGAGGTCGTTAAGGCAATATGGAAGGCGCGAGGCTGGAAGGCGTACAGCACACCAACGCTGTCATGCGTCGATCTTGTAATCACCCTGCCAGATGGCTCCGTCAGATGCTTCGGAGAAGTGCGAACACGCAACATTGAGTACGGTAAATATGAAGACGTGATGTTCTCAGCCAAGAAAATGAAAACCATCATCGAACTCAGCAAGCTGACGCATCTACCAACATACCTGATCCTAAACCTGATCGACGGCATCTTTATCATGAATTGCCCCGACAGCATGAACGCAATCAACGTAAAGCGCAGCGGATCAACAAGGCGCAATGATCCAATGGATATAGAGGAAAACTGCCACCTGCCTTGGGGTCAATTCAAGAAGCTTCAATGAAAGGCGAATAAAATGACAATTACACCTGACGAATTTGCGAAAGCAGTGAAAGACCTTGCTGAAAAACATGAAATGGGGCTGGAAACACTACAATTCCAGACGTTCAGTCATGAAGCAGTTGGAACCCATACCTATCATCTAAGTTGCTTTGGGTCTTTAGACCGCCCGTGGAAAATGGCTTTTGTTGGAAGTAGTTAAATGACCGAAATAAGAGACTTGGACGGCGACGGGTTTATCTTCACAACTGAGGCGCACGTTTCAGATCACCCTGAATTCTCAAAGTTGCTTGGGCCTAATGGTAAAGCCTTGCGATACAAACAACCGGACCCGATTGGGTTTCGATTGAAGTCAAAAAGGGAGGGCAAGTAGATGAACGAGATCAAGGTCAAGGCTTGGCTTGCGCAGGCAAAATCGGAGCGCGAGAGCAATCTAATTCTTGCCGTCATGCAGGACGCTTTTAAGGAAGGTCGTCGTGACAGGCAGAAAGAAATCTCTGGTGCATTTGATGTGCTGGGTGTCAAAATGTTTGAAAAAGCAGAGTTTTATTAAAAGGGGCTTTAAAGTGAAAAAATCACAAGAGATATTTAAACGACATGGCTATGAACCGCTCGCCCTAAAGGCGCACGATTCCCGTTTATTGATCGGCGGGTACACACCTAAAGTTGCCTGCCGTGTGGTGGCTGAAGAGCTTTTTCAAGCACTGATCGATGAGGTGGATATTGAAAGGGACGGCGATGATTATGCCTTGTATGAGCCGCTTTCGTTCAAACCTTTAGGGGAGCGCATTGTTGAACGCATCCAAGGAACTGTCTCTCACCCAGATCACGTTAGGATGGTCACACTCAACCCTGATTATATAGGCCGAACCCTTCGAGTGAAGGATGATGATGGGACCACTTGGTATGGCGTGGTCGACACTGAAGGGCTTGCGCTAATGACCCGTAGCGATCTGCTACCAACCAAAAAAGGAGGGGAAGTAGATGCCCCGTTATAGTTCTGAAAACCCTGCTCACATTGGCACACTTGTTTTCCTTAACGCGAAGCCGCACGAGGACGTCACAGAGTGCGACACCGATCAAGGTTGGCTTATCCAAGCCAAGCGGGACGGCTCGGGTAATCTTGTAGTTGTGAATGGTTTTGTGCAGGAAGAAAAACTGTTTGGACTGGTATCAGTTTGCCTGCCCAACGAAAAAGATGCGGGGTCGAGCAGATGAACCGGCAACACAAAGACCTTTTGACCTTTATCCGTGACTTTATCGGTCAGCATGAGTTCTCCCCCACTTACCGCGAAATGGCAGACGGCGTGGGGCTGAAAAGCCTGAGCGCGATCAAGAAAAAGCTGATCGTGCTTCAAACTGAAGGGCACCTAAAGTTGTTCGGAAAAGAGCGGGGAATTGTGCTGTTTGAAGCCGACCACGCAAGAGTGCTGGATGATGTCGAGGGCTTTGTAATCAGTCATGCCATCGGAAACCTGACTGCATCCGAAACTGTCGCTGAAATCCGCAAGCGACTTGAGAGAGCGAGCCGGTTATGAGTTACCGGCCCCACATGGCAACAAAGGTCCGCAGCACAAAGTTGATGGCTGCTCATGCCAACTATCCCTGCACCATGCGGATCTCAGGACTGATAGAAGGCCACCGCTGTTCGTCTCAAGCCACCGTCGTAGGTGTTCACCCCGAAAGGCTTGGAACGGGCGGGGTGATCGGCAAGGGCACCAGCACAAAGGCCAGCGATCTGTACTGCATGGCTGGGTGCTTCAACTGCCACAATCTTGTTTCCGGCGTTGATCCGCGGATCGATCTGATCCTCAAAAAACACCCGATGATATTCATGCAGCGAATGGTAAGTGCGCTGCATGAAACTCTGGCCCTACACATAGACGCCAAGGTGCTAATCGTGCCGGACGCAACTTTCCTTTGATAGCATTTTCTGCTTTACCTATGTAGCAATAAGCGCTACAAAGTAGGAACAACGCAAACATCAAAAAGGGGCAATGTAGCCATGACAAACGGACAGACGACCAAAGCATTTTTTGCAGCAACCACCCGCCAAACAGTGAACCTGATCCTTGACAACATTGCCAAGCACTATGGGATCTTGCGGGCTCAGGCATTCGATGAAGTGACCGACGCCGACGCCGAGCACCTGCTCGACTATGTGACCGGCCCAGAACGCGCCGCTGCGCACGTAATCATGCAGCGCCAAGGATTTTAACCAACCGAAAGGGACCAATGATATGAGCATACTTGATCCAGACAGCGACATTTCCGTAATTACACGGCGCGACAAAAACGCGACGGCGGCGCTGCCAGAAATTATTCGATCCTGTGTTTATGATACTTGCGAACAAGGCGAAATGCGCCACGAAATGTTTGCCCGAAAGGCATACGCCACAGCTGACGCAATGGAGCGTCACCGCACCAAATTTTAACCAAACCAACCGAAAGAAAACCAATGACCAAAGCAACACCCCCCACCGAAGACAAAGCACCGTCCACAGCACTTGCCCTGCCCGAAAAGAAAGATCTACAGATCGCATTCGAAGACGGCACAATCGACCTGCTGATCACCCGCATTGAAAAGGAATGCGATGCCTTCGTTCCCGACCTTTCAACTGCTAAGTCGCGCGGCGAGATCACTTCAATGGCAGCCAAAGTTGCCAGATCCAAAAGTCCGCTGGATGAGGCTCGTAAATCGCTGACTGAGGACTGGCGCAATAAAACGTCAAAGGTCAATACTTACTGGAAGGCCGCTGAAGTGCGTCTCGACGCAGCACGCGACAAGATCAAAAAGGTTTTGATCGAATGGGAGGCCAAAGACACCAAGCGCAAAGAGGCGCACCGCGCAAAACTGGCCGTTTTCAGCCCCGACCGGACAGATCACACGATGTCTGTTAAAGAGATCGACGCAATCGTTGGTGAAATCGATAACGTTGAAATCGATAAGAGCTGGCAGGAATTCGAGACAATGGCAGGAGTCGCACGCGATAAATTCTTGGCCGCTGCCGAAAAGAACCGCATGTTTGCAGACATTAGGGAAAAACAGGCTGCTCAGATCGCCCAGCTTGAAAAGGACAAAGCCGAGCGCGAAGAGGCTGACCGCATTGCCGGTGAGGCCGCTGCCCTAAAGGCTGAAGAGGAAGCTGTTGCTCTATTCAAGGCAGCTGACGCCAAGGCCAAGGCCGATCGCGAGGCACTGGCGGCGAAGGAGGCTTCCGAGCAAGCCGAGCAAGACCGGATCCGAAACGACAAAGCCGCCATCAGCCTTATGGATTACATCAGCGCATGCGGTAAAGGCATGATCGGCCCTGACGTTCACCCCGTTGGGATGATCATTTACGAACTCGAAAACAAGATCCCGCCAGAAATTGCAAAGCTGGCCGAAGCCGACCGCCCGCGTGCCGAGCAACACCGCAAAAACATTCTTGAAATGTTTGTCCACAAGCAAAAGGTCGAGAACGATCGCATCAAAGCCGAAGAGGCAGAGGCCACACTTGTGGCCGAAAAAGAGGCTGCCGAACGTACCAAAGCAGCCGAACAGGCCGCTATCGACCGAACCAAAGCTGAGTTGGCCGATAAGATCGCCACAGAGGCGGCAAATAAGGCCGCTGAGGACGCTCGCCTGCTTTCTGATGATAAGCACCGCAAAAGTATTCTGGCGGCTGTCACGAAGGACCTGAAGGCCTTTGACGTCAAGGATATGGCTCAGGCCATTCTCGACGGCAAAATCCGCCACGTCACGATGCAGCTTTAACCCGAACAACCCACGACCCTACTTTAACCGAAAATCAAACCAAACCACGGAGAACCAAAATGTCTGTTTTTAAAACCATCACCGCCTTCACCGCAGTCGCCACCATGTCAGCTTGCGCAGATGCGCCTGAAGCCGTCGCGCCGGCATACGTCAGCCCGAGCACATACGCGCAATACAGCTGCTCAGCCCTCAACGCGGAGGCGCAGATCGTCAACAGCCGCCTAAGCTCAGCCACCGGACGTCAACAAGCCGCTTCCGATAGTGACGCGACCATGACTGCCGTTTCTCTGATCCTGTTCTGGCCCGCCGTTTTCTTCATTGGGAATAACGACAATGCGGCCGAGCTTGCGCAGGTCAAGGGTGACGCTCAAGCAATCCGCGACGCCGCTGTTCGGAAGGGCTGCTGAAATGAATGACGGCAGGTACGACATGGCCAATGCACGTCGCACTGAATTGAAAAACCGCAAAGACTTTAAGCTGCGTTTGCTTAGAGAAGTTGCTGAATGTGAAACGATTGAAGATGTGAAGGGCTTGCTCGTTCAAGTCATCAACTTTTTAGTCAGATAGGGGAAAAACCATGAGCTACGCCGCCGAGTATGCACAGCGCCTTGAGGATGCCCGAAAAGATGAGGCCAGCAAAAAGGCGGCGTATGACGAACACTTCCCAGACTTTGACGAGCACGCCGAGGCAATGTTTGATGACCGGCGCACGAGACGCGTTTGGAGCGACGGCGTTGTGCGTATCCCCGCAGAAACAAAGGATCGATAATATGAATATTAACGAATTTCAGGCTTGGCTACAGGGCTTTGGTGAAGCTTTCGATGAGGCCCCGACACAACCACAGTGGGCCCGTATCCAGCAAAAATTGCGGGACGAAATAGCCGATAACGAAAAGCGAACGACGGTTAATCTCGCATCGCTCTATGGAACCGCATCTACCGTAACCAATGGGGGTCGATAATATGAGCGTAGATAAAAAAAAAGATCAAGCTGTTGAACTGGTGGGCCGAGTTAGGGAACGGTTGCTGAATTCGGCCTATCCTGAACTGGCAATTAAAGCGCAGGAAATGGTTTTTGGGTTTCTTCTGTGTGTAGAGGAATTGGAGAGAATAAACGCCAGAGATCGCAAGTAGATGTCTGAAATTGAATGGCGTTTTATGCTTGAAACTGGCCGGTCTAAACACGCGGCTCGGCGGTTCAGCCGTCGATTGAATTCAATTTCGATGACGACAAGGCATTCAAATAAAGTGCTATTTTCAGTGTGGAGAGTGTGGCGCCAAGGGCTTTACAGGCATACTTCATTGCGGGCCATTTTGTTCGCAGCTGATAGGGGCATCTTTTCGCCAGTTTGTTTTGCCCAGAACTTATCTGGTGCCTTAAATGTGGTTGCCTTACGATGAGCTACCGCAACTCCCGAGACTGCGCGATCAAATGCAGCCAGCCGCTATTTCGGGCGTTCTTGCGGGATGAAATCTTGCACAAAGACGCGCCGTTGATGATGGGCGACGAGGCTTGGATGGGTATCGAAACCAAAGAAGACGCCGCCGAAGCTGTCCGGTTCATCATGAGGATCGTCAGCCGCAGTGAGCTGGACAGCAACCCGATCAAGGGCAAGGCTTGGGGGTTCATGGCCGGAAGGTTTGAATGCTGGAAATATGATCTGCCCATCTAATCGCAACACGTAAACCAAACACAGAAAGGCCAATGACATGGCAATGATTAAAATCACGATAAATGGCGATGTTATAAATGCGGACAAGACGAAAGCCATCAAACAGCTTGAGTTAGACAAGCTGAAGTTGATCGAAGAATTGAAGGCTGAAGCGTATAAAAACCCACGCTACATAGCGGCTTTCGACTTAGCCGGTCACTCAGAATATAACGGATCCAAAAATAGACCAGCGCTGAATTGGAACGGGAGGGCCTTCACTGCCAGCGTGGTAATGGACGAAGTTGCGGCGGAAAGGCCATACGTTCAGCCGGTCCATATTGACCCACGAACCATGAATGCGCTGCTTGGCGGCAAGCTGCTGTCGGACATCGAAAAGCGGAGGTTGCTGGCATCTGTTCTTCTCGCAGGCGTTCTCGAAAAGCCATTGAAAGAAGAGGAATAATCCGATGGCACAGATGATGGCAAAACTGACAGACGACGAAATCATGAAACGCGCCGAGGAAATCCAAGCCAGCGGAAAGCCTTCAAAAGATGGTGACGCTTGGGGTGATATTGAGTGGGTCTCAGCCGAAGACCCAACGCCACGTCCAGATCACTATGACGGTAGGAAAGACGTTTTTGGATTTACATACGAAAACTATCGCGACGCATTAAAACAGCTCGAACAGGAAAACCGCCACGGCGTCAAATATAAATGGCCAGCCGATCATGACTTTGGCAAGCTTGAACGAGCGATCGATGATCTAATGTTTGAGTTAGAGCAGTTGCCACCCCTGACTTGGATGCACAAGCTTGCGGATTGGATTAGCCGGAAGCCGTAACGCAAAAAAAAGCTGCGCCAACCCTCATCAGGTCAGCGCAGCTTAATTGGGGCAACGTCCCCGACAGCATCATTGCTGCCATATGCCGTAGATAATCCATCTTTGTTTGGCGTCAAGGTTCAGGATTCACCTCGGCCGCAAGTATCGTAGCAATCGCGATCACCTTTCCACGATTGCAATCATCACTTTGAACAGCTTCGACATAGGCCACCGCCAGATTGCGCGGCGTGCTAATGTCGCGGGGTTGTCGCTCACATGGCGTCAAAGTTGCCTGTGGAATGTCTGGCGAGACGTAAATGTATTCAGTCAGTGGTTCGTCGCAGGCGATTAAGAATATCGGCAATAGCAGGATCAAGCGGCGCATCGGCACACTCCCCTAATTCGGCAGTGAGTATCGCCTCGACAGACGCCGTGGCTTCCCTTGCCTGTTTCGTTTCAAGCACCGCGCGAGCCGCGTCCACTTCCCTCGCAACGGCTGATTGCGCGTTCTGGGTTGTCAGTGCCGCGTTGGATCGCGCCAGAGAGGCAATTTCAGCCCCCTGAGCGGCAACCGTGGCCCGTAGGCTCATAACGTACCAAACGCCCCCGCCGACCAACGTAGCGGCCAGCAGATAGGGCAATAGACGGATCATGAGAACAGCGCCCCGATACCAAAGCCCATCAAGACCATAAGGGCCACCACGATCACAACGAACACGAGCAGCCCGCCCCCGCCCTTCATGCTACACCTTGGAGGCAAATTTCATTCGTGTAGGCGCGACGGTTAACCAAACCCCGAATGACACGACCCCCTGATCGGTTGTAAAACGTAAGGCGCCGGCAAGCGTCCGCGAAATCGCCACGGTTCAATGACACCATAGCTGAAGCTTTGAGCATCAAAGACGGGCCAATGTTCCAAGTCAATTCCGCAAAACTGGCGTCCACTTGAGCTGGCATATTGTCGATCGTCACGCCCGTCCGGTACTTCACCCAATAGTTGTCACGCGCCAGACGGTACAAGCCCTCAACGCATCGCTCGATAGTTCGCGTATCGCCGCGCCGAACTAGCGTTCCTGTGTGGCTTGTTTCGCCATAGCAGATCGTCCAAAGGTCAGGGTCAGCAATAGTGTCGAGGTACGAACGAACGCAGGTGCCGCTTGCGCTTTCAGTGCAGGAAAACGTCGGCCCTGTCCCCTCCCATCGCTGCAAGATTGGAATGGCATAGACAGCCGTTTGCTCCCACGTTGGAAGTTCTGTCGCGAGGGGTGCCGGCCCAACGGATTCCGGCACTGTTTGAGCTGTATCCATCGCATATGACGGCAGAGCCAAAAGCAGTACGACAGCCGCCGATATCGCAAGACTAATCAAGGCCAGCAATCCGGTTCGCAGATGGTCACGATTAGACTGGTCAAAAAACCAGCCAACGATTCCAAACACACCCATGAACAAGGCAAGTCGACCAACCGCGTAGGGGCTGGCAAGTTCAGTTTCAAAGTAGGCAAAATAGAATTCCGGCGTCAGAAATAACGCCAGCGAGAGCATCATTGCCCAGATCGAGTAGGCCCGCATCTTGCGTCGTAGGTTTGGGATAAGTTTCATTTTATGGCTCCTATTGCTGTGGTTGAATTAACTGCCGCAAAAGCGAGTTTGTTTCGCGCTGCGCGGATTTTACTTCTTCAAGGCCAGACGCCAGATTGCTAAACTGCACCGCTATACCAGCCGCGTTCGTTTCCAGACTGCGCACACGATACTCGATCTGTGAACGATCAGCACTTCCCTCGCTGATTTTAGCACCTTGCGCTTCTACAGACGTGGTGAGGCTGGCGATTGTAAACCCAACGTACAGCCCCGCACCGATCAACCCCGTACCAATAGTCCACGCTAGGGACTTATTGAGTGTCACCCCTCGGTCAGAGTTTTCAATTCTTGTCATCAATAAGGCCCTTTTCTGGAATTAGATTGTAAAGTTCTTGAGGTGTAAGCATGTGTGGGTTTGGCAATCCAGCAATCAATCCGCATAACCAACTGCAATGAAGACCCTTACCCACCACCCAAGGCCACGGTGTTACAGATAAGACCGCTTGCGGTGTGTTGTACGGCTGACCCATAAGAGACCCCACCAGCATCACCGCCGCCATATAATCACCTTGGACCGTCACGAAGTCCCAATGGTTTGGCCGAATATGAATTGAAGTTTTGCGCACTTGATGCCTGTCACGCTTTGACGAGCTCACGCAGAACATCATATCTTTGCCGTTGTGTTCATATTCCCGCAGGACAAACTCGACGTGGCTGTACTGCGAACGGGTGGCGAACCGGATCACACGGTCACGCCACGGCGGGTCGGGGGCGCGATAGAACGCGAATGTCAGCACGGCGCTAGACAGTCAGGCCGTGAGCCGCAGCACTTGCAGATGCTTCGACCAATGCGGCGTCCACAATAGCGGCAAATTGCTCAGGCGTGGTTGCGGCGTCCAGTGCCGTGCCTGTCTTTTGACGAAGGCCGCTAGTGAGTGAAATGATTGCCGCAAATTGATCGGCTTTCGTCACGATCAACGCCGCCTGATCCGCAAGGGTCGCACTAACCATATCGGCTTCAGACTGCACGAGCAGCGTTTGGTCTGTCCGCGCTGTGCCAGCGACCACCGCCCGTGCAGCTTCGCCTTTGGTGGACCAACTGTCAATCTCGTGCCTTGGGTATTGGCCTGTAATTTGGCTGAGCAGTCTGTCGATCCATCCATTGACTGCGGTTTTGGCCTCGGCTGCTCTGTAATACGCTGGGGGTGCAACAGGAAGGCTGTCAACAACAGCCCAACCATTACCTGCCCAAGCCGCATATTGCCTGCTCGAAAGCGGAGGCACAGGATAACGTGTCCAGCCGCGCTTAATGCCTGCGTTTTCTGCGACTTCTTTAGTGGCCCCCGTCCAGTAGCCATCATCGCCTATTTGATATGTATTCATCATAACCGTTACTCCGCTTTAATGTATGTATCTATTCCAGTTATCGTCAGGTCTGGAATTACAAACTCTGTATCCGCGTCGATGCCACTAATTCCATCGTAGACCATAATATAAGGGCTGTTTCCTGCCGCTATGGCTAAGTACCGCCCATCAGGAGACCATTCACCACCTCGCGCCCCGCCTGCTGGCAACGTGGAGGGGTTAGATATTTTAACGGGTGCTCCTGTATCCCAATTATAGATTGTAACGAAAGGTGTAATAAAGCTGCCAACCGACATATGCC